ATGCAGAGGACCCGCATTTGATCGAGGAGCTGACCCTTGAGGCAGGCCTTGCTTCGTTCAATAAACTCAGCATCGTACCGCTCAACAGTCTGAAGGAAGGGGTCATCCCACGACTCAAAAAAGTGCACGGCCTATAAATTAACTGAGGAGCGATATAACTCTCAAGGAGGCGTAGAGTTAATTCCCTTACAGAAGCCCGCTGCGATGGCACGCGAGAACGTGTTGCGCAATGAGCTATAGGAGCGGTCCGGGGAACCCACTGGGGTCGAGGTGTGCAGAAGCGCTACCACGCAGTGTCGGCCCGCTGATTCCGCATCAGCTGCCAACTCACAATAGGTTGGAATCTGGTGAGTTTAAAGCGTTGGTGCCAAGATGGTGCCACCCGAAGGATGGATCCATGAACTTGGTTCTAGGTAGGACGGTTGTCCTATATAGGACAAAAGCCTGTAAACGCTTGATAACGGCTGATAAGGTTTGGAGAGGCTGAATATAGAAGTCGTTGATTTCATAATGGCTCGTCCGTGCTTTTAAGGCGAGGGCCATCGGATCGAGTCCCTGGCGGCTCACAATGGAGCCGGGGTAGATGATGGTGCCCGCGGATGGTCGCTAATTGTCCTGTTATGGTATCAGGAAGGCAGCAAACCCACGCGCCCGAAGCTGGAAGCCCCCGTAGGGGTCTTTAACCTGCCTTGTGGCGTGTGACGGCACTCGCGAGTCGGGCCTCACCGCAGAGAGTCAGCATCGATCCCCCGACTGATGATACGTCGCGCAGGCCGGGCCCTGGCCGCCGTTAAGCTCTGCCCTTTCTTTTCGACCATGCTCTCTCACCGCTTCAACCACGGGCCGCGCCGGAGCCACCCCCGTGAACGCTTGGCAGATTCATCCGGGGACTGACCGGACTCTCCTGTCATCTCCTGCGCGAGTTGATCCAGATCCACGTTGAGAATCGCCAGCGCAGCCATGCTATAAACACGTAAGTCTAGGACCTCGTTGCGGGCGCGCAGTTTCTTGTACACATAGCCCACAAGGATGCCCCGCTCGTATTTACTGCGCTTCTCCTCCGCCGTGAGCTGTGCAAAATACTCGTCGTCGTACTGCGGCAACCGGGGGAAGTGGCAGTACCCTGGCCCGAACTCCGCTAATTTGAGCCGATTAAAGATCGTGTCCTTGGCTGTGTCGGTCCCGACTGGGAAGAGCGTCACGCGCCCAAGGTTGTTCCGCGAGGGGCGCCCGACGAGCGGGTGCCCGGGCTGATTAGAGCCCTTGATGGCGAACACGCGACGGACCTGGCGCGGCCTGACGAATTCATAGGCTTCCTTCGCATAGTGCCCACCTGTGTCCACGCAGGTGCAGGCCACGCGCCTGGAGAGGCCCGCCTCGGACTGCCAGGACTGCTGCAGAAATTGGTCGACGTCCGCCCAGACGGTCTTTTGCGCAGGACTGCCGTAGATGATTCGATAGTCAATCGACCAGGATTCCTCGCCGACCCCCCACCCGATTACTTCGATTTCCAGGCGGTCATCCTGCACGTCCACGGCGCCTGTGAGCACCAACACGCCAGTGGGGACAGCAGCGCCATACGTCTCTCGCCGGTCCGAGAGCGTCCCGGCTTCGAGCTTCTCGGCTTCCTCCTCCCACGTTTCCGCGAGGCGCGTCGTGATAAACACTTTCAGCGCACGGCGATCCCCACCACCCGCCTTGCGTTTGGCCCGGAGAAACTCCCGCACGAGGGCCGACCAGGAGACGCGCTTCCAGCCATAGGGCGCATAGAGACAGGACAGATGGTAGCTTTTGATGGGGTTCGCTGGATCCTCATGCACCCAGTCGCCATTTTCGAGCATCCAGGTCTTCTGCGATTCGGGAATCAGGTGGACGCACTTCTCGCAACGATACGCGGTGCGATCAGGATTCCGCGTGCCGTCGAACGTGAAGATGACGTTGGCCCATCGCAATGCTTGAGGATGAAGGCAGATTGGGCATGGCACGTGATAATGCGCACGACTGCCGGCCTCATACGCGGGCTCGATCACACTCGTCCGCTTCTCGAGCGGGGTTGAGATCCGAAACACTTTAGCGCGTGCAAAGGTTGAGAGCCGATTCTTGGCGAGCTCAGACGGATGCCCTTCCCCGTCTACGTCCTGCGGATACGCATCTTCCTCATCGAGCACGAGATAGCGCGCGGCCATGAAGCGGAGCCCGACCCCGCTGTTCGCGCCCGTCATGACCATCGCCCGCCCTCGAATTCTTTCATGAGAATCGTGTTCCCGGAATCACGCGCACGAGATTCTTTCACCAACCCGCGCAGCACCTTGACTCGCTCCAGCATGAGTTGAATGCGTTGCTTCGAGAGTTTTTTGGCCACATCCACCGTGGGTTCGACAAACAGAATCGGCCCAGGTGCACGGTGAATAATATGCCCAGCCCAGATCACGGCCGCCGTCGTGAGCCCAAGCTGTGTGCCTTTCATGACGATGACTTCTTCCGTTGCGCAACTCGGACTCAGGTGGTCAAGAATCTCTCGCAGGTACGGCGTACGCTTCGTGCGCCAAGGCCCGGGTTCTGACGAGAGTCCGGTTGGTAGTTCCATATTCGCATCAGCCCAGTCGGAGAGCAGTTCCAGCGGGTCCGGCTCAATGCCGCGCTCAAAACCATCTCTATAGCACGGATCACACGCCTCAAGTGTAATACTCATAATGTCAAACCCTTAAGCGCCTCCATTATTTCTTTGGTGAGTAGGGCGTGATTCTTGGCTTGGTCTGTCTCCGCCGTCACGAGACCTGCGAGCCGATCAGGAATACTGAGCATGGCGTCGCGCACCACCCGCGCTACGTGGAAGGCCTCGCGTTCGACCTGCCGCTTTTCGATGAGCTCGCCAGTCCGGACTTTTAGGTCCATTTCCTCTCGGGTCGCACGAGCCCGATTCCAGCGGATTTTCTGCTCGAGGAGGGTGTGGTCTTGCGTGGTAGTGGCTTTGAACTTCAAAAACTCTGGCATGATAACGGCGGGGTCGAAGCGGCCGGGACGCAGGGCGGTCAGTACACCCTCCCGGGCGAGCTGATTAACGCGGCGCGTGCTGAGGATTAGGGCGCGCGCGGCCTGTTTCGTGGTCCAATCCAGCTTCATTTTCATTCTCCTCCAGGGAAAGAAATGGCATCAAAGTTGTCTGTCCCTAGCGAAATAGTGCGCCCACACGTACCCGTATTGAAAACGCTTCGGGAAGGACACGTAAGTATAAATACTTCACGATCTGACACCTCAGTACTCAACGCTCGCGCCGGCGCTGCTCACTAGTTACGCTCTCTCATCAGCCATCCGCTTCGTGATCAGTGACCTTCATCCTATCGACCTTCACGGCGTTCATCCTTCCACGATTGGATCAGTTGGTCTAAATCGGTTCGGTCGAAAACCAGCTTCCGCAGCTCACCCTGGTTTGGCAGAGGAATTCGGATCCGCTGCAACAGACCGCCAGCCTCGAGGTCTCGCACCGTCCACTCAGACACGCCGAGGTAGGCCGCAGTCGAATGTAGATCCAGGAGCCGTGGCGTCAGCGGGCCGACCCCGACGAAGCCCTGTGCGACCACGGTCGGCTTGCTCTCCATTTCGCTTCACGCACTCGCGGTACCTGCACGGTGCCCATTCTCTGGCACGTCTGATCCCTTGCGCGGACGCCCGCCGGTGTTCCCGTAATGTACGAGCCGTCCGGGGCCGAGCGCCTGTAGGGGGCGGTTATAGTAACCGCTACCCTGCTGAATGTGGGTTCCCGAAGGACCCCGCACGTCGGAGGTGGGTTGGTTAGGGCCGTTAGGGTTGTTAGCGTTGTTAGGGTGTGTTACCACTCTCTATCTTCTATATACCTATATATAATGTATCTTCTCGCGCGCGTAGGAAGGGTTGAGCAACCCTAACAACCCTCACTACCCTAACGGATCTCACTGTAGCGCCTCTTGCCCCATCGCCTCCGCGACCAGATGCACGGCGTCCAGAAAGGCGGCCTTGCTCCCCTGCATGAAGGCCATGTCGCAGTGCGTAATCGCGGACAGAACTCTGGAGAGCCGCGGATCCGTAGGCGGGAGGCCATCCGACAGGTCGGCCACGTATCGCCATAGGGTCAACCAGTCCGCCTCCTTCGAGATCACCAAGCGCGCTTTTCCCATCCGCACAAGCTGGCGTGCATACTTCGGCGCCAGATTGGTTGGCCTTCCCGGAAGCAACCGAACGTCACGTTCTGGGAGGCGCACCAGTAATGGCTTAAACGCTTCGATGAACACGCAGGTCGACCTCTTCTTCGTCAGGTGTTTCGACCGGAACATCATCGCCGGGCCGCACATCACGAAGCCGCCATCGGGTACTATTCTGGTAGGTGCCCGCAGCTTCGATCCGCAACTCCCCGATCACGCGATCCACGGATTTCCGGAGCCGCTTACCCAAGGCGTTGCGTTGCCCATTCTCAGTCGTCGATCGCCCAAGGCTGAGTCCATCAATCTCTTTGGCGATCGTCAGCAAGTCCTTAGTCGCGACGACTGCATCCCTGTGTGCCTCCCACCACTGGGACGTGAATGCGCGCCACGCCGAGCCTTCCGAGTCCGCCCGCTCATAAAAGTCCAGGGCATTCCCCAAGAAGTCTTGATAGCCAGCGTGCTCCAGAATCCCGCCGATGATACGTGTCCAGTCTTCAAATGACCCAAGGGGGTGTGCCCTGGGAGCCGGACACCCGGCCACAAACCACGCACGCACCAGCCCCAGCGCAGGGTGAACATTCGCCACCCTTTAAGCGAATGAGTGAGCATCAGCGTGATGGGTTTCTCTGCTGGCAGATGTTCATTCTCTACACGATTTTACCGGACCAGGATCGAAACCTCTCAGCCATAGCTGACATGGTCGTCAAGTGCTGGCAGCTTCCTCCAGAATCGATGATAAGGATGATTGCGGCAACGACACTCACGGATCGGTATGAGCGTACTTGGAGGAAAATTTTTGAATCCGATGAAGTGATGCAGGAGTTCACAACGGATCTCACGCAATGGTCTGATGAGGAACGAGTTCAATTTGCCTTAGCCTACCGGAAGTCTATAGATATCGCTAGATGTCCGGCACCGAACGTTTCCACGAACAGCCCCAGCCAGGGTCGGCCGGTCGGCCAAATAGACTGTCTGCGCTGCGGGAAGTCTTTTGCCTCAGAAGATTTTACCAACAATAGAGTTTGCGCCCCATGTTACGGCAAGAACAAAGATGAGGCTGACTGAAGCCTAACCCCGCCTTCCCAATCCTGCTCTGAAAAACACGTCCATTTCCCGGTCGACACGAAACACTGTGTTTCGAGTCGAAACTTTCAACTTGTTAAAAACAGCTTTTGCCCTAAGCTCTAGGATGAC